GGCGAGTTACGTTAACTAAACCGCCTACTCTGTTATCAATCAGTTCCCTTGGATTAGTCAGGCCACCTTTGACCACCACGTAACGTGGATTGTTGGTGATGACTGTATGGTCAAGGATTGAACGAGTTAGGACGGTCTTTGCGTTCTGAGTTGAAATCAGCTTTTCGGCAAAGTTTGAGCCATAGAACGTATGTGGGATAGGCAAAGGGCAGAAAGTGATAAACGGTCTGCGTTTGACCTCTTCCTTTTCTAGTAGGACGTTTCCGGCTTTCACCACACGATGTAGCTTGGCTACACCTGTACCTTCTGTGTCCAGCATAATGTAGGCTTCGTAGACAAGGACGGTTCTTACTTGGTCTTGGTAACCAGTAGCGTTAAAGCCACGGTCTGCGCCAATATCCTCGTGCCTTGCTAAGACTTCAGGGTCAGTTTCAAGCTGGATGTCTTCATGGTCACCAATTTTATCAACCAGTTCGTCATCGTATAACTCACGAAGTTCTGAAATGGTCTTTGGTACACGGTGAGCAACGAATTTGACTGTATCTAGGCTTTTGGCCTGTGGTTCGATGAGAAACTGTTCAGGCGGGATGCTTTCAATGCAAACTTGGCTGGTGTCTCTGGTCTTGCTGATAGTTCCTGAGACCAGCCCCAAGTCATCAGTTTCGCTGTCTACCAGTTCGATGTTCTCATCGCTTGCCAGCAGCATATCCAATTCGTCTTGAGTGATATTCTCAAACTCTTCCAAGTCATCTTCAGACCGGACATCCCAGAATATCTTGGCGACACCTACTCTTGATGTCAGGCCATCGTGAATTACGTCACGAGCAATATCAAAGAAGTTGTTCTGACGGTGAAGTACAAAGTCCACATAAGCGGAACAGACTTCAGCCATCTGCACGTCTTCTGGCCCTTGCGGGGTGAATTTGCAGATTTTGTTGCCAGCACTGAAGGTTTCCAACAATGCAGCTGACATACTTGATACTGCATCAAATACGGTCTGTGAGACGTACTTGGAGTTTCCATCATGCGCTGGCTTTGGAAGGGTGGCGTTCAGGTACTGTGTAACCCGCTGCCGTTCACGAGATAGGTCACTATCGTAGTAACCAACAGACATCTTGATGTTGTTCTCTACAATCGTAACGATTTCGCTATCTTCTAGCTTTTTGTAGTCTTCTATTTTAGCCATTGATTATACCATTTCGATGTAAAGTTCATTTGGTGTCTCCACTGGTTCCCATGCGCCTTCGTGGACGTGATTTGCTAGGGCTAGGCTCATAACGCAGTCGTCATAACAGCCCTGCTCTGCTTCCATTGCGCCGCTTTCGGTCACGATGTAGGTCAGCATTTCGCGGATGGTGGTTTTGTCGTTTAATTCCAACTCGCCTTCACGCATTGCGGCTCTTAGCTCGTCAATGATGAGTGGTTTGGTTTTGCTGGTAGTCGTGAAACCTAGCTTAGTGGTTTCCTTGTCTGTCAGCTTGTCGATTTGGACTTCAGTGAAGAAGTTCGGGTAGGCATAGTCTTTTCCAAGCCGTGTAGCCGTAAGAATACCGTGGCTATTGTTTTCAACGATAATGAAAGCCTCGTTGTAATAGGTTCCAAGTTCACGCAGGATTTCTGCGAAATAGTCTGGATGTACCTGACCACGCCAAGTTGCGACTTGCCTCTTTTTGCTATCCAGAACTTGTGCGACCGACCAGTCTCCTCCCCTAACTCCCATAGCAACGTCTGCACCAATGACATATCGTTCTCCGCTATCGTGTTTTCGGTAGGTTTGTAGTTCCCCTCGATGATGGTTGACCCATTCTTCGCCTTCTAAGGCTAGTTTCTGGTCAATATCACGAGCGTCTTTCAGTGCGTCTTGCAGCTGCGCTGGATTGAACACTGGGCGTCCAGTGGTCAGGAAGGCTGTTTCTGGAGTATCTGGGTACTCTTGGTTCCACAAATCCAAGCCGTTCTGGGCAATCTTGCGCCGCCGGAACATCAGCTGTTCGTTGTCCAGCTTGAATTTCTTGGCTAGTTCCTTTTCTTCTGGTGTGCGCTTAAAGCCTTTGGACACTGGTTCACGGTATTCTGGGTCAGTGAACCAAGGAATGAACACCGGAACGTATCCGTTTGTTCCTTCTACAGCCCCTTTCCACATCTCGTAGAAAACACCAGATACACCATTAGCCGTTGATTCAATGAATACGGCTGTGCCTCTGGTATTAGGCACTGCTTGAGACAGGCCATTCCAGATTTCTTCTGCTGTCGATTTAGGCCAGAAAGCAAGTTCTGACGCATGAACGTGGGAAAAGGTTTCGCCTCTTCCTACGGCATCACCACCAGCTGTCGCCACAACGTAACTGCTGTCCAAGACATCGAAACTTAGTTCGCGTCTGGAACTGTATTTGGTGTGAGGTTTCAGTATCTCGACCATGTTGTCGTGATAGCGTTTCGTTAGGTCAAACAAGGCACGAGTGCTATCTGCGTGATGCGTGATAACCATAGCTTTTCGGGCTGGCTGTTGAGACACGCTAAAGTAGAGATAGCCGCCAGTGTAAGTAGACAAACCTTGTTGTCTGGCTTTCAGAATGATGATCCTAATTTTACCTTCAGTTTTCATCTGTTTATCAACAGCTTGCTGAAGTATCTTTTGT